GGCTGTCGGAATAGCAGTTGCGATAAGACAGTTAAAAAAGTAAATGTGGGTGGTATAACTTATGAATCAGAATAGCTATTCAAATAGTATTGCTCATCACGGTGTAAAAGGTCAACGCTGGGGTGTAAGACGGTATCAGAACGATGATGGTTCTTTAACGGCAGCCGGTAAGAAGCGTCAAGCCAAGCAGGAAGTAAAAGCAAAGAAGGCGCTCACTAAAGCCAAAGCACGATATAGAGAAGTTACTGCTAATAAAAGAAAAGCAGTCGCTAAGAAAGTTGCTATTGCATCTGGAGCTGTCCTTGGAACAGCAGGTTTGACAGCTGCCGCCGTTGTTGGTAAAAAGTATGTGGAACAATCGCTCGGTAAGCTGATGTTAAATATACTTTGGGAAGAAACAGGTGGGTATATACTTAAAAATACCTAAGTTATTTAATTTAAATAATATGGAGAAATTATTGATGGGTAATCAACAGTATTTAATGCATCACGGTGTAAAAGGTCAACGCTGGGGTGTGAGACGCTATCAGAACGAAGACGGCTCTTTGACTGAAGCGGGAAAAAGAAAAGCCGAAAAAGCAGAGATTAAAAGCGACGCTAAGAAATTGACAAAAGCTGGACTTCCCGGCGGTTTGAAAGATAGAATGAACAAAAACCGTGGAACGGAGTTATACAGTCAACTTAATCAGCAGCGAGGAAGAGAATACACGAACAAAGTTCTTAAGTCTGCAAAGATGAGAACCTATGGACAGGCTGCTGCGGCTAGTTCCGTTGCGGCTGGCGTTGCTGCTGTTGCTAGCTTGGGTATTGTTACCCTTGGTGCAAAAGCTTACGTAAACAAAATTTTGTAAAAGGAATAAAAATTCAAAATGGCATTATCGAATACAGCAACGCCGAAGTATTACGGCCAGTTTCGAGATGCCGTAATTCGTGGTGAAATACCGGTTAATAATGAAATTTCTATGGAGATGAATCGAATAGATGATTTGATTGCTAACCCGGGAATTTACTATGATGATGAAAAAGTAGAAGGCTGGATTGCCTTTTGCGAGAATGAATTAACATTAACCGATGGCGCAGATCTTCATTTATTGGATACATTTAAGTTATGGGGGGAACAGGTTTTCGGCTGGTATTATTTTGTCGAAAGAAGTGTTTATACTCCGAATGCCGACGGGCACGGCGGTCACTATGAAAAGAAGTCTATAAAGAAACGGTTAATTAATAAGCAGTATTTAATAGTTGGACGTGGCGCTGCAAAATCATTGTATTGTTCTTGTATTCAATCCTACTTTGAAAACGTAGATACTACAACAACACATCAGATAACTACAGCTCCAACTATGAAACAAGCTGATGAGGTTATGTCACCTATAAGAACAGCTATAACGCGGGCGAAAGGCCCGCTTTTTCAATTTTTAACGGAAGGTTCTATTCAGAATACAACTGGGTCAAAAGCTTTGCGTGTAAAATTAGCGTCAACTAAGAACGGCATTGAAAATTTTTTAACTGGTTCTTTGTTGGAAATCAGACCAATGTCAATTAACAAACTTCAAGGTTTGAGATGTAAAGTTGCATCGGTTGACGAATGGCTTTCTGGTGACGTTAGAGAAGACGTTATAGGCGCAATAGAACAAGGCGCGTCAAAAGTTGACGATTACTTAATTGTCGCAACAAGCTCGGAGGGAACTGTACGAAACGGTAGCGGTGATACCATTAAGATGGAACTTATGGATATTTTAAAAGGCGAATATGTCAATCCACATGTTTCTATATTTTGGTATAAGCTCGATTCCATAGACGAAGTTTCAAATCCAGATATGTGGACTAAGGCTCAACCAAACATTGGAAAAACTGTATCTTATGAGACTTATCAATTGGTATTCCAATGGAAGGTTATACTTATTATTTCACTTATGAAGAAACCTTACCACATCGTAAAAGTGATTTCTGGCAGATGGCTTGTGCGCTTGGAGCCGATTTATCAAGAGGCGATGACTTTTGTTCTTTCACATTTTTATTTCCTTTACCTGATGGTTCGTTTGGTATCAAAACTAGAAATTATATTAGTTCGTTAACCTTGACAAAACTTCACGCAGCTATGAGATTGAAATACAACTCTTTTATGGAAGAGGGTAGTTTAATAGTCTTAGAGGGTACTGTTCTCGATATGATGGAAGTCTATGAAGATTTGGATAATCATATTGTCCAATGCGGATATGACGTTCGTTGTTTAGGATACGACCCCTACAATGCAACGAAGTTTGTTGATAGATGGGAAGCAGAAAATGGTCCATTTGGTATAGTTAAAGTAATTCAGGGTGCTAAAACCGAATCTGTGCGGCTCGGCGAACTGAAGAAATTATCCGAGGAAAGAATGCTTATGTTTGATGAAGACATAATGACATTTGCTATGGGTAACTGTATAACCATGGAAGACACAAATGGAAATAGGAAATTGCTCAAAAAGAGAAATGACCAAAAAATAGATCCTGTTGCTTCTATGATGGACGCATATATTGCTTATAAAGAAAATAGGGAGGCATTTGATTAAGGAGAATTTATGGATGAATTATATCATCATGGTATTCTTGGTCAACGCTGGGGTGTAAGACGCTACCAGAATGAAGACGGAAGCCTCACAAAAGCTGGTTTGCGTCGTCAAAGAGCGCTTGACAAGAAAGACCAAAAATGGGCAAAGCGAAATAGCGAAAAGATAACGGCGAAAGCAAAAGCCAAATCATCCAAAGAGTTATCAAAATATGCTAATGAACTTATGAGAAATCCAAATGCCCATACAAGTAATGGAAAATTAAGTTCAGCTACAATAATGGCATACAATCAGAAGATGGCAACTCTTATGAATGAAAAAGTTTCGGGTTTGCGTTCACCTTCTGGAAAAACAGTGTCGTTCGTAGCCAAGCGCGGAGAAGTCGGTGTATTTATGGCATTGGCTGATCAAGGCTACAATATGTCGCAATTAAAGAACGGAATTTATGGTTCGGGAAAAGTTGCTTACAAAAAGACAGTAATAGATAAAGTTGAGACATAAGGAGAGAGATATTTAATGAGTAATACAATGGGTTCTAGGCTGAAAAACGCTTGGAATGCTTTCTTTAATCGCGATCCGCCCGAAGAATATCGGTATGTCGATTTCGGAACGAGTTACACATATAGACCGGATAGACCTAGATTCACGAGAGGGAACGAAAGGTCAATAGTTACATCTGTATACAATCGAATAGCATTAGATGTCGCAGCAATACGAATTAGGCACGTGCAATTAGACAAGAATGATAGATATTTAGAAGATATTGATTCTGGATTAAATAGTTGCTTGTCACTTGAAGCAAATGCTGACCAAACCGGTAGAGCATTTATACAAGATGTTGTGATGTCAATGCTTGACGAAGGATGCGTAGCTATTGTTCCGGTTGATACCACGATAAATCCTAGGTTGAGTAGCTCTTATGATATTTTGAGTTTAAGAACTGGAAAGATTTTGGAGTGGTATCCAAAACATGTAAAGGTTAGAGTTTATAATGAGCAAACCGGCAACAAAGAAGATATTACGTTAGCTAAGAAAAATATATGTATCATTGAGAATCCTTTATATGCTGTAATTAACGAGCCGAACTCAACAATGCAGCGTTTAATACGAAAACTTAATATATTAGACGCTATTGATGAACAAAGCGGTTCTGGGAAGTTGGACTTAATTATCCAGCTTCCTTATGTTATTAAAACTGAAGCACGGCGCAAACAAGCGGAAGATAGAAGAAAAGATATTGAAAAACAATTATCTGGTTCAAAGTATGGTATAGCTTATACCGATGGTACTGAAAGAATTACGCAGTTAAATCGCGCTGTCGATAACAATCTAATGAAGCAGATTGAATATTTAACGAGTATGCTATATAGCCAGTTAGGTATCACTCAGTCGATTATGGATGGTTCGGCAGACGAAAAGACTTTACTTAATTATCAGAACCGAGCAATAGAACCGATAATTTCTGCAATTGTTGACGAGATGAAACGAAAGTTTTTAACAAAGACAGCTCGTTCTCAAAAGAAATCGATTCAATTCTTCAATGACCCGTTCAAGCTTGTTCCTGTTAGTGAATTGTCTGAGATGGCTGATAAGTTTACAAGAAACGAAATCATGTCATCGAATGAGATTAGGCAGATTATAGGCTTAAAGCCTGCTAATGATCCTAAAGCGGACGAATTGCGAAACAAGAATCTTAGTCAGCCGAGCGAAGAACAAACAAATACAGAAAATCCTAATCCAACGGAGGAAACGTAAATGCAAAAAGATTACGATTTCAGCGGATGGGTAACTAAGGCAAATGTTAGATGCGCAGATGGGGTAACGATTGCCGAAAACGCATTTAAAGCCGATAACGGAAAGAAAGTTCCGCTTGTTTGGAACCACCAACACAATGACCCCGATAATGTTTTGGGGCACGCTATTTTGGAGAACCGACAGGACGGAGTATATGCTTATTGCAAATTCAATAATTCCGAAGCAGCCAAGAATGCAAAGATCGCAGTTCAAAATGGAGACATTGATGCAATGTCCATCTTTGCTAACAGGCTTCAGCGTCAGGGTGCTAGCGTTAACCACGGCGTAATTCGTGAAGTAAGTTTGGTACTGGCCGGAGCAAATCCCGGCGCATTCATCGATAATGTGATGTGTCATAGTGATAGTGGGGAGATGGTTCCTTCTGAAGATTCGGCTATCATATTTACCGATGAAAAAGTTGACCTTTGCCATTCTGCGGAAGGGTCGAATGAAAACAAAGAAAATTCTGAAAAAGGAGAAGTTAAAAAAATGGCAGAAGAAAATAACAATAAATCTACCAATAATGAAAAGACTGTTCAGGATGTAATCGATTCCATGAACGAAGAACAGAAAACCGTTTTATATGCGCTTGTCGGACAAGCTCTCGAAGAAAATGAAAACGATGAAGGAGATAACAAAGAAATGAAACACAATGTATTCAGTGATTCCGATGAAAACTACACCGGAGATACTATTAGCCATGCAGAAATCGCGGCGGCAATTACCGACGCAAAAAGATATGGCAGTATGAAAGACAGCTTTATTCAGCACGGCATCGAAGATATTGAATTCTTATTCCCTGATGCCAAAAACGTGACAAATGCTCCCGTATTTATTGACAGAGACCAAAAATGGGTCAAGAAGGTAATGAATGCGG